CCCTACCCCCTGCCGACCGATTTTCTGCGCTGCAAATACGGCGACGTCATGTGGTTCCTGCAAGGCGTGCCCTACGTGATGATCCCGATCGAGCAGTATGAGTTCGACGCTTCGGTCCAGCAGGCCGGCCTGCAAAACTACCCCTACTGGTATGCGACTTTCCTGGAGGAGAGCCCGGCCGGGATCGTGTTCTACCCGCCACCGTCCGGCGCCTACTCGACCATGGTGCGCTACCAGCGGCAGATGCCGGACATCGCAAACCCCGAAGTCAGCAGCACCGTGCCGTGGTTTCCCAACCAGCAGTATCTGCGGACGCGATTGGCCGGCGAGCTGTTCGCGATCACTGATGACGAGCGGGCGGTGGCCTATCTGGGTGACACCGAGATAGGGGCTCAGGGTATCCTTCAACGGTTCCTGAAGTTGGCCAACGACAACGAGAACCGCTCGCAGATGGTGAAGATGGACCGGCGCACCTTCCGGCCGAACAACAATGCCCTCCCAGTGACCAAGCTGACCGGCTGGTGATGCATGCCGCTCCGCAAGCTCCAACCCCTGACCTTCCGGCCTGCCGGCCTGTCCGACGCTCTGGACGCGACCAACGCCTTTCCTGGGGCGATGGCGCAACTGGCCAATCTGGTGCCAATGCCAGGCACGATGGGTGTCTACACTCCGCGCAGCGCGTCTCTTGCCCTCACCACCTTTTCTTCGTTCAACACCCCTGGCGTGATCAGCGCCCTGGCGGTCATCGGCGCCCGCGTCTACGGGATGATCGCCTCGCAGCGCTTTCCCGGTTACGACGAGCCGTTTTGCTACGACGCCAAATCCAATGTGTTCGTCACCATTTCCGGCGTGAACGCGAACAACGTGCCCCTGACGCCGCTGTCGACGGGGGATTGGACGCCGCCGACGATAGCAGCGCCGACCAGCAGCCGGATCATCGTCACCCACCCAGGTTTTCGCGGCGCCGGCCCGCTCATGCCATTCTTCGGCTGGTTCGACATTTCGAATTTCAAACTGGCCAGCCTGCTCGGCAACACCACCAACGGCTCCAACGTCATCAACTCGATCAACGACGGCTTCACCTCGGCCCCGATCGCCGATGGCGTGCAGCCCGGCCAGTTGATCACCGGTCCTGGCATCCCGGCCAATACGACGGTGACCGCGGTTGCCAACGGCGCCTTCGACATCTCGACAACCGGGACGACCAACGGCACGACGGCGCTGACCGGCGTCATCAACCTTGCTGGCGTGCTCCCCGGGATGGGGATCAGTGGGCCGCAGATTGCCGCCGGGACCACCGTTATTTCGATCGCCGGCACGACGGTCACTATGAGCCTGACGGCGTTGGGTTCGGCCGTCGGAACGACGATCAACTTCTCCGGCGGTGGAACGATCACGCTTAGCGCCGCCGCCACGGCGACCGCCTCGCAAGTCGCACTTTCGATCAGCGGCGGGACGTTCAGCAATCCGCTCTGGGGCGCTGGCAACACCAACACCAACCCACTGTCCGCTCCACCAACTGCTGTTGGCGCCTATAGCGGCCGGGCCTGGTATGCGGTCCAGAACGCCACTGTCTTTTCTGACAGTCTGTACCCGACCCAGGTCACCAATGCCTCGCAAGCCCTGATCCTGGGCGACAATACTCCGGTTACCGCCTTCTCACCTCTGCCGTTCGAAAACCAGGTGACCGGCGGCATGGTCCAGGCGCTGATTGCCTTCAAAGGGGCTGGCACGATCTACCAGATCACCGGGGACGCGGCGACGAACAACCTCACCCTGGCGGCCGTGGCCGGCTCGGTGGGCACCATCGCCCCGAACTCTATTTGTTCGACGCCGCTCGGCATCGCCTTCGTGGCCATCGACGGCCTGAGGTTTCTGTCCCTGACCGGCGTCCCCGGTCCGCCGGTGGGTGTCTATGGCGAGGGCGTCAACGTTCCGTTCCTGAACGCGCTCTACCCGACTCGGATCAACGCTGAGTTCAACCAGAATTTCCTGCGCATCAGCTACCAGGACGGGATCACCGCCGGCAACCCGTGGCGCGAAGTCTGCTACGACATAAAGACCAACAAGTGGTGCGGGCCGCATAGTTTCCCGCAGGCGCTGAACGGCGCTTATACGGAGAACGACCGGGTAGGTTTCATTTTCGCCAGCCCGACGATCCCGGCGACGCTCTGGTTCCACTCCATGGTCCCGACGCTATACGACCAGTTTGTCGAGAACGGCGCTCAGATGACCTGGAGCTATCAGACCAGCCTGTTGCCGGACAATAATCGCCTGGCCATGAACCGGATGCTCGACACGACCATCGGCATGATTTTGCCGGCCTTCATTTCGGTCAACGTCAGCTTCAGCGACGAGTCGGGCGCCGTCCTGAACGAGGTGAGCGTGCTCAATCCGACGCCAGCTAACGCGCCGCAGTGGGGTTCGGCGACCTGGGGCCAGTTCGTCTGGGGTTCGATCGCCAGTTATTTCATCCAATATCGCGTGCCGTGGACCACGCCGTTGATCTTTAAGCAGGGCACAGTGACGGTCGCCGGCGCGTCGCAGCCGGGGCAGGCAATCGGCAACCTTTACATGGGCATACAGCCGCTCGGTTACATGCTAGAGGACCAGGGCGCGATTGTCGGTTACACGGGGATCACCGGCGAAGACCTGGATGATGGCTCTTTCACGGCCATCACCGGCGTCGAGTTGGCGGATGGATCGTTCACCGCTATTCTCGCTACTCTGATCTTGCGACAGTCGGGATATCCATAATGGTTCAGGGGTTGACCTCCACGCAAGTTACGAATCTGTCGGCATTGCCGGCGCTCTCACCGCTTGAGCTGACCGATATCGTGGCGGTGTATCGCGCGGGAGAGCCTGCGCCAGCCTATCAGGGAACGATATCCGATTTGCTGGCCCTGGCCAGTGGCGGAGGAACAACCGTCACATCCTTCAGCGTCGGGCTTTCTGCCGACCAAGATGCGTTCACCGCCGGGAATCCTATCCCGTTCGATCTAAACAGTGGCGCGGATTGGCTCCACGACCCGAACGGATATTGGAGCGTGGCCGACATGGTTTTGGCCACGCCGGGAACATGGCTGCTGACGATGACGGTCGGGGTCTCCACCCCCGGGTGTGAGAATATCAATGTCGTCGAAGGCTTCGTGTTCAGCGATACCTCGCAGGCCAAGGGGCCAGGGACATTCGTTTCGGCCGGTGAGGTCGGGGGGTATTCGTTCACCCTTATGGTTGTTCTGACGGCGGGGCTGACCGTGTTTCCGACCCTCACATTTAGCAACGGGACTGTAGACATCGCTCACGTGCAGACCTATTTCTCGGGCGTGAAGATCGCATGACACCGATCACTTTCGTCCTGTTCAAGTGGAGGCCGGAGTTCGTGCTGTCGCCGCGCTACACGTCGGCGGACGTGAACCGGCTCGCGGCGCAGATTCTCTCCAACTACGGCGGTCAGGGGCGAGTGGTGTGCTATACGGACGATGAGTGCGGCATAGTCGCCCCGACCGAGGTTAGGCCGCTGTGGCCCGATACAAAGCCTCTCATTGCACACGACATTCAGTTCTGGAAATGGACCCATGCGCGGGTGCTTCGGATGTTCAGCCGCGAGGAGGGCGAGGCTCTGGGCGGCGGACGCATTTGCCACATGGACCTCGACATCGCCATCACGGGCGACATGATGCCGTTTATGGACCGGCCGGAAGACTTCGTGCTCACGCGCTCCCCGGCTCCAACGCAGAGCTACAACACGCAGGTCGTGTTGTTCGATGCTGGCGCCCGCCCGCAGCTTTGGGATGAGTTCGAGGGCGATGCGTCCCTGCCCCGCATCAAGGCCTGCGGCGAGCCGCCCGTGACCTCAGGCTGGGTCGGGACGTGCCTAGGGCCAGATGAGGCGGTGTTTCCGGCCGATGTTCCCTGGCGCCATGGGCGAAACACAATGAGGGTTGCAGCATGAAACGCATCCTGATCGCACTCGCTTTCCTCTTCCTGCCTGTCCTTGCACACGCGCAGAACTGCGGGGCCTACCCCTACACCCTGACCAACGGGACGACGGCGAACGCCACCCAGGTCCAGGCCAACTTCAATTTCATCGCGAGCTGCGCGAACAACTCCCTGGCCCACAACGGGGCGAATAGCGACATCACCTCGCTGTCCAGCCTGTCGACGCCGCTCTCGACGACGCAGGGCGGCACCGGAAACACGACCGGCCAGCCGTCGGGTGCGGCGGGCGGCGCGCTTGCCGGAACCTACCCCAGCCCGACTTTCTCGCTTTGCGGCTCAGCGACTGTCCTGGCGAACATCACAGGTGGCTCGGCGCCGGCGTCCTGCACGGCTATCGCGCCCTTCTCAGCGGCGCTGACACCTTTTGTCGGCGATACGGGCTCCGGGGGCGCCGTGGGGGCCGTACCGGCTCCGCCGGCCGGCTCTGCGGCCGCAAACGAGGTTCTGGCCGCTAATGGGGCCTGGGTCGCGGCGGTCTCAATCCCATCGGGCACGGTTGTCATGTATGGCGCTGCAGCCGCACCTTCGGGTTGGCTGGTCTGCAACGGGGCGGCGATCAGCCGTACAACCTATGCCAATCTATTCGCGGTGATCGGCACCAGTTTTGGCGTCGGAGATGGCTCGACGACCTTCAACCTGCCGAACTTCCTGGGCTACTTCCCGCGCGGCGCGAACACAACAGGATCCGGCCCGGACGCGGGCCGCTCATTTGGGAGCACGCAGTCGGACCAGATGCAGGGCCACTACCACAACTCGGATACGGCGGCCGGCCAGACTGCGTTTCTCGGTCCTGGCTCTTCGTCGATCAGCACCACATATACGATCGGCACGACAGGGCCTTGGGGGATTCAGCCAACTACCGGCTCTCCCGTCACGGATGGAACCAACGGCACGCCGCGCGTGGGCCTTGAGACCCGGCCTTCGAACGTCGCCCTGAATTTCATAATCAAGCAGTAGATGTCACAGTCCCCGTTCGCCGGCGCGCTTGTTTCACCGGCTAACGCGGTCGGGACAACCCCGCGCGCCGATCCGGTCAAAGCGGTGTCTGGCGTCGCTAGCGAGCCTATCGCCGCCGGTTCCATTGTTCATGTCACTACTCTTGGCGCGGGAGCTGTCGTTCGCAACGCCAATGCCGCGGTGACCAACCGGCCGGCGCGGGGCTACGTTCTCTCGCCGGTCAGCCCTGGCGGTCAGGCAACTGTGTATCTGCCGGGGTCGGTAATCACCGGCATGGTCGGTCTTCAGTCCGGGGCTGACTACTACCTGGGCTCTACGCCTGGCTCGATCACCACGACGCCAGGGCCTAATTCTCAGTACATCGGGACGGCGACCGGCGTGACGACCCTGGCCTTTAACCCTGGCAATTTCAACGTCGCCTCGAACGTGCCGGTCGGGACGATCACGTCGATCAGCGTTGGGGCAGGACTGGCCGGCGGGGGTAGCTCCGGCGCGGTCGCCATCGCTCTGGCGCTGACGCAGGCCCTCATCGAATCGGCGCTCGGCTACGTTCCCGCGCCGATCGGCTCCTTGGGTATCGTCTCGACCAGCGAGTCGGCAAGCTTCACTACGCAGTCCGCTTTCAACACCTATTTTGTAGACACGTCTGGCGGGGCAATTACCGTCACGCTCAACCCGACACCCAAGGTCAATGAAGTCGCCGAAATCTGGGATGCGACAGGGTACGCGGGGACCAATCCGATTTCGTTCAACGGCAACGGCCATAATATCGGTGGCGGCGCGACGGTCGCCGCCTTCATTCAAATCGGCTACGGATCGGCTAGGCTCATTTTCGCAGGGACACAATGGCTCGTAAGGTAATCGGAGCCCTAGTCGGGTTTTTGGCGCTCGCGCTACCGGCTTGGTGCGCCGCTCAGGCGACGACACCGCCGCGCCCCGCCTACGTCTGCCCCAGCCAAGTCGCCGGTCAAGTCACCGTGTTCAGCTCTCCGGTGCAGGTGTGCGGAGGGGTAATTACACAAGGGAATAGTTACGCGACCAACGTCCTCGTTATCAACGGTGATGGTCAACCTGTAATTCCGGCTGCAGCTTTCGCGGATGCGAGTTCACTATCAGTCCTCAATTCTGCCGGAGGAACGCAGGTTTACGGGGGGTTTTCTCTCAGCGCCGCGTTCACCGGAACGGACTCAACCACACAAGTGAATTTTGGCGCTATACAAACAGCCACCAATTATGCAGGAACCGCTACAGCCGGTAGTGGTTCCAATATAACAGACATAATATCCCAGCCCCAGTTCGACGGCACAGGAACGTTAGATGACATTGACGCAATAGTGGGAAGCGCGTCAATTTATTCTGGCACCGTAACTGTAGTGGACGAAGTATCAGGCGTCGGGGAGTGGGGAGATGGCGGTAACATAGGCACGATATTCGACCACTATAGTCAATTCCTCAATGACGGTTCCGGGGGAACGCTAGGCACGGCCTACGCCTACTACGATGACGCTGACAGCGGTGCGTCCCCTACGCATCCTTACGGCTTCTACCAGCCCGCCACGAACCACCCCAACCTCTTTGCGAGCACGGTCGAGTTGGCCTACGCAGGGGCCTCCCTCCCGGTCTGCACCGACACCAACAAAATCCTCCAGACGAGCGGATGTCCGTCGAGCGGAGGCACCGTCACCTCGATCTCAGTGGTCGCCCCCCTTAACGCCACCACAATCACCACTACAGGCACGGTCGGCTTTCCGACCGAAACCGCCCATACGGTGCTCTCTGGTCCAACAACTGGAAGCGCAGCAACTCCGACATTTCGTGCTCTGGTAGCCGCCGACCTGCCTGCCGGCACAACACCGACCGGGGCAAGCCCGACCGGAACGGTTGGGCTCTCAACCGTCAACGGTTCGGCCACCACCTTTATGCGTTCCGACGCCGCCCCACCGCTCAGCGTGGGTATCGTTCCCACCTGGACCGGCCTACACACCTTCGCCGATGGCGTCAGCGTCACAGGCCCTAACGGCGTGATAGGCGTCTCTTTCGTCGATAGCACCAATACCGCCAGCCGAGCATTCCGGGACAGCACGACGAGCACCCTGGGTTCGTCTCTCTACTACAGCTTTCTCTCCAACCCGACGCTCTCGGGGACCAGCCTAACCAACGTCTATTCGTTCTTTGCAACACCCGTCATGTCGGGCACAGCGACGACAGTTTCCGGCGCAGTCGTCACCCCCAGCGTCACCGGAACGTCCACCAACGAGTACGGTTTTTATTCCAGCCTCCTCGCCGGGGCGGCCTCCACGATCACTACGGCCGTGGGCTTCAACGCCCTGAACAACTTCACCTCAGGGGCGGCAGTGTCGTCCTACACGGCGTTCATGGACAACCCGGACCTGGGGTCTTCGGCGACCACTGAACGAGGGCTCTACCAGACCGCGACCAACCACCCGAACACCCTCAACAGCATTCTCACGCTGACGCCGGCCGCAGTCGCCGCTCCCGCTGCGATCACCGAACAGTTCGCTCCCTCCGTAGCCGCCGGAACATCCAACACCGCCGGGGCCAACACCACGATCAACGCTTCGCAAAGCACCGGCACCGGCGCGGGCGGCTCCTTGATCTTCCAGGCCAGCAAGGCGGGATCAACCGGGAGCGCTCAGAACGCCGAAGTGACCCGTCTCAACCTCGGGACCAACTTCAATTCCCTGTGCGGCAACGACTTTTCGGGCGGCAGTTTCAGTTGTCTGGATTTTCTGCACGGCGAGAACAGCTCGTCCACTTACGCCTGGGTGATCGGCTGGTCCACCACGGCCGGCGCACCCGGCAATGCCTACTTCCAGTTCCTGTCGGCGGGCGAATTGACTGACGGCTATTACGGTCTCGCCAGCACTGTCAGCACGAACGGCACGACCACGCCGGACGTCTACCTCACCCGATCCGCCGCCGCGGTCCTGCATCTCGGCGCAGCGGATGCCGCCGCCCCTGTGGCCCAAACCCTGGGCGTTCAGGGTGTTGTGGCGGGCACGTCCAATACGGCGGGAACGTTGACCACCCTCGCGGGGAGCGTGAGCACGGGCACCGGAGTCGGCGGGGCGCTGGCTCTTGCCACCACGCCGGCCGCCGCGAGTTCTGGCACGACACAGAACGCCGAGGTCGTCAGCTTGAAGCTGGACGGGAATGAGCACCTGTCCGCACCCGGAGGCACACCAGGGGTTACCTCCTGCGGAACTGGCTCGCCTTCCGTTTCCGGCTCCGACATCGCCGGCACAATCACTGTCGGCACGACGGCCACATCCTGCACCCTCACCTTCAAAATCGCCTACGCCGCCGCGCCGCACTGCACGATCACCGACCAGTCGGTCCTGGCTGACGTGACCTCCTACACCATCGGCACAACCACTATCGTCCTCACCATGACCTCCAACACCGGGGACAAGGTGAACTACGTCTGCATCGGAGCTTGATACGGCGGGCTTTCGGGTGAGCCTTCAGGATGTTATGAACTCTCAAACGGAGACAGCGCATGTCCACGGATCCGGGCGACGTCCACTACACGCACATCTCCGGCTCAGGGACGACCGTCATCGTTCCGCAGGCCGGCGCGAGGCTGCGGCTGATCAACGTCAACACCCCGATCGCCTCGGCGACGATCACGGTTTATGACAACACCGCCGGTTCCGGGACCGTCGCCGCGTTGATCACCTTGCCGTCCACGGTCAGCAACCCGTTCGGCCTGAACATGTGGGACATGACGATGAACACCGGCCTGACGCTGGTTGTCGTCGGTGTCGGGATCGACATCACCGTAGTCTGGTTCTGAGCCGACACGGTGGAGTCTTTAAACAGCCTGGTGCAGTTTTACGCCCCGCTTGTCGGACTGCTGGCCTTTTCTTTCGCGCTCGGCATCCTTTGGCAACGAGTCAAAGTGCTGGAGAAGGCTGGTTTGACGGACGCGAATACGCGCGAGCGGTTGATACGCCTGGAAGTGAAACTGGAGGCGCTGCCAAGAATTGAAGCTCAGATAGAAGGTGTGCATCGCGAGATAGGGGCTATGATGATAACCCCTCCGGGAACGATGCGGGAGCTTCATGCGTCTCGCTTTGACGACGGTCGCGTTTGAGATTATGGTCGCGACGCTCTGACACGGGGAACCCACATGAAGCGCTTCCTGGGCCTGCTGGCCGCTCTGCTGTTCGCTGCGGCTCCGGCTTTTGCCGCGCCGGTTCCTTACGTCAATACGCCGCTCGACACGCCGCAGGCGATGATCAACACGGCGCTTCAGGGCGTCAACGCCGCCTTCCCGACCACGCAGTCGACCGTATCCTGCACTGGCACCACCACCGCGACGTGCAATGGTACGAGGATCGCGGTTTCGATCACCGGTCTCACGACCGCCGCCGCTGGCGTGCTGTCGGCCCAGGTAACCGTTACCGACTCCTCGGTGACCGCCAACTCGCAGATCGTCTGCTTCGTGAACGGCTACGCCGGAACCGGCGTCCCGGTCTCCGCCCTGCCGGTGGCCGGCGCCGGTTCGTTCACCTTCTACGTTCAGAACACCGCCAACGCCGCTGCGCTGAACGCTACCGTCGTCAACACCTGCCTGATCTACAACTGATGAGCGTTCTCATCATCCTGCTGATCGTGCTCCTGCTGTTCGGCGGCGGGTTTGGCGGCTGGTATGGCTACAACCGGTGGGGCACGGGCGGTGGCGTCGGGATTGTCGGGATCATCCTGATCGTTCTGTTCGTTCTATATTTCTTCGGAGGTCGACTATGAGCGGTTCCAAGAAGGGCTACATGCACGAGGGCATGAAGAACCATTCGCCGCCGGGCGATTCCGGAATGCGTCCGCCCAAGGGTCACGTCAACGATGACACGACCCGCAGCGGCGTCGCGCCGACGCCCCGCACCCTGGGGCCGCGCGAAGCGTGACACCGGCCGGACTGGCGCAGCTCAAGATCGACGAAGGCTGCGAACTCACCGCCTACCCTGACCCCCTGTCCGGTGGCGACCCCTGGACCATTGGCTATGGTTCGACCGGCCTTGGCATAGAGGAAGGGGTCACATGGACCCAGCCGCAAGCTGACAACGCCCTGGCCGCCAAGCTCGCAGCCAACGCGGACGAGCTGACCACCGCGATCCCCTGGTGGGCGCAGCTTCGCGACACGCCACGCGGCGACGTGATTGAGAACATGACCTACAACCTCGGTGTGCGCGGCCTGCTCGGCTTTCCGAAGACCTTGGCCTGTGGTCGCGCCGGCGACTACGCCGGGTTTGCCACCAACATGCTGGAATCGGCGTGGGCGAACCAAGTCGGCGCTCGTGCGCAGCGGCTGTCGAATCTTATGGCCACGGGGGCCTATCCTGCGTGAACATCGTTCCGCTGGGTTTCCTCGATACCTGGGCGTTCGCGACCGCGCTGCATAACAAATACAAGGACCGGTTCGGTGGAGATCATCATTCGATGGCCCTTCTTCCGCTTCGGACTGAGGCGGGGCCTGCCCCCATCCTGGCCGAGTGGAAAAGCGCAAAAGCCCTTCTCTCCAGAATCCAGGCGGCGGCGTCGCCGATCTTCGGTGAAACTCCTGATCTGGGCGCCGCGGCCGTTGTCCGCCTCGCGCCGGGCGGCTTCGTCGAGTGGCAGACACTTGCCAGCGATTGGTCCAGCCTTCACCTCTGCATCGTGCCCTCGCCAGGCGCTTGGACTTATTCTGGCGGCGAAGGTGCTGTCCTTCCTGTCGGGCAGCTCACCTACGTCAACCGGGCGGTGATGCACAGCGCCGTAAACCTCGGCAACCATCCGGCGATCCACCTGGTCGTCGAAGCGAGGAAGCCCTATGACCCGCTCGGCTCTTAGCGTCGAGTGGGAGCCGATCGACAAGCTCCTGGCCCATGGCCTGGAGGATCTTGCCGCCGCGCATTGGGAGGAGGCAGAGAGCGCCCGTCATCGCACGCCGCTCGATCTGGATTTCGCCCAGGCCCGGATGTTTGAGAAGTCCGGCCACTTCAAGGTAGCGGCGCTTCGCCGGACCTACGAGTTGATCGGCTACGCATCCTTCATGCTGGTCAGTCCGATGTTCTACGCCTCGACGGCCTCGGCCTTCTGCACCGCCATCTATGTCGATCCGGGCCACCGCGGC